TGCATTCAAAACCATTTATATCAGAATTAAAAGGATTTGTTGCAACTGGATCTAGTTATCAAGCAAAGTCAGGAATGACCGACGATTTAATCAGTGCAACACTACTTGCTATAAGAATGATGAGTGTGTTAAAGGATTGGGATCCTAGAGTTTATAATACGTTTACTCAAGCAGAAGATCTTGAAGATTACGAAGCTCCAATGCCTATCTTTATTAGCAGCAACTATTGATAAATACAATATGAAAGAATTAAGCATCATAGGTGAAGAACTATTCAATAAAATCCGTAGTCGTTTTCCTAACGTTACAATAGGAGACGAAGACGGCACAGTTACCAATGATCCAAAGAACGCACGTTTCTTTGATTTCGACTTCAAATCTCATGGAAAAACATTAGGAAAAGTTAGTGTTAGTGTTAATGAAGAAGATGGCGTAGCTGTAATTTATTCGCAAGACTTTGTAACAAACGAAGACGAAATAATACAAGATGACTGGTATAGTTTTTTAAAAGAACTAAGAGAATTTTCTAGGAAAAGACTTTTAAATTTTGATGCAAGAGATATTACAAAATCAAATCTACAAAAAAGAGATTATAAATTTTTAGCACAACGCTCTGGGGACGGAACAATGACAGAATCAAAGTTATACGGCACAGCTCGTGTAAGTTACCAAAAGGTAGGCGAAGCACGTATTATGATTAAGCATACAGAAAATATTAATCAAGAAAGTGCAACAGGCAGAACACAAAAGATTGGAAAGATCTATATTGAATCACCTGAAGGTGAAAGATTCAAATATCCTTACAAGCATCTTACAGGTGCAAGAGCAATGGCACGTCACGTAGCAGAAGGCGGAAATGCCTATGACGATTTTGGTAAGCATATTGTAGGCCTATCAGAAGAAATGGCAAAACTACGCAAGTTCAAAAACTATATGAGTCGTTCAGCTGTAATGGCAGAAAGCCTTGCAGGTTATACAGATATTGTCAAAGAGCGTATTGCTACAGTTAAAAAAGAAATAGCGTCATTACAAAAGCCAGCATATTACAAAGAAGCATTTGAAACATTTAATCCCCCAGTACTAGAAGATGTTCCAAGTGATGTTGCTGAAAATTGGATTGATGAACTAACTATTAAACAGTTTAATGAAGAACTACAAGATATCTTCCCATACATTTATAATCTAGTAAAAGAAGGCACAAAGGCTAAAGAACTAGGTCCGGATGATTTAGTAGATGAATCAGGCTTACAATACTATACAGGCAAAAAGAAGTATGGTAAAGAAGGTATGGCTGCACTAGCAAAAGCAGGCAGAGAAGGCGCAAGCGAAGAAGAACTAGGCGCTATCAAAGACAAGTATAAGAAAACAAAAGAAGAGTTTGAGCTTGAACAGGCTTTTGAAGATACAATGGGTCAGGTTGCGGATAGCGTATGTGAAGAATGTGGCAACCCAAGCTGGCGTACATTATCAGAAGAAAAGCAAAAAGGCGTAGACGGCAAAGTATGCTGGAAAGGCTACAAACGTATGGGCACCAAAATGAAAGGTGGCAAACGTGTAGATAACTGTGTTAAGGTCAAAGAAGACGAACTAGAAGAAGCATATATTAAAACACGTGATGATGCTGTAGAAGCACTAGCAAGATTGCGTGGTATAGGTAAAAAGATCGAAACAGGCAGAGACACTTACGAAGGCAACTTAGCAAACGAATATGTAAGTGATGTTTATGATGTTTATAACTGGATGGATGCTAGACTAGGCATCAGTGGTATGAATGAACCTAAGCTAAAAGCAGTATTAGAACCTGTTATGCAGCTAAGAGGTTATGCAAAGACATTAGAAACTAAGCCAGGCAGCGGTGAGAATGCACGTTTTGGCAATCAAATTGTAAATGCATTATATCCATTAATGGTTTATATTAGAGATGTAATGGAAGATCCAAAAGACGAAAGCACAAATGAAAGCGGCACAAAGGCTGTTATAGATATAATTGCAAATGCAGATGATCCGGAACAAATGGTAATGGATCTGATGAAAAAAGGCGGACCAATAGGCGACTTTTTATACGGTGAATTAGAACAACTTGCAACAGAAGCAGGTAAAACATTTAATGATGGAGAAACAGATCCTGAAGAATTTATACCTGAGTTATTAGCTAATATGGGAATAGATGAAGGCAATGCATATTCGGGTGCTGTAGCAGCAGCTAAAGCCAAGGGCAAAAAGCCAGGCGATAAAATTAAAGGCCCAGACGGTGACGAAATTACCCTTGAAAAGGACGATAAGACACCATTAGGCGAATTCATATTATCATATTATGACAGAGAAACAGGCAAGTTTCCAAAAGGCGAAACTGCCGTATTAACCATGGTAGAAAAGGATTACGGCGAGCAGTTCATAGAACCTGCTAAGGCGTTTATCGAACAAGTTAATCAAACTTTTGAAGAGTATCAGATGCGTACACAACCACAGCAGTTGGATACACAAGAGTATAACAGAATGAGAGAGTTAGCAGGTTTAAGATAATCTGCTAACTTGTTCATAATCTTGGCAATTAATGGTTGACAAGATAAATAACATTGTGTAGTATTATAAATGTGCTACACATTTAGGCACAAGCACATAGGCAACAAATAAGGAGGCATAACTATGGCATCATTAGCAGAAATTCGAGCAAAGCTCAAAGAACAAGAGAATCGTACAAGCGGCAATACTAGCAGCGGTGGCGATAACGCAATTTACCCATTTTGGAATATGTCAGAAGGAAATACCGCAACTATGCGTTTCTTACCTGATGGCAACGAGAAAAATGATTTTTTCTGGGCAGAACGTTTGATGATCAAACTTCCGTTCGCAGGTGTTAAAGGCGAAACAGATTCACGTCCAGTACAAGTACAGATTCCATGTATGGAAATGTATGGCGAAACATGTAACATTCTTAATGAAGTACGTGGCTGGTTTAAAGATCCAACTCTAGAAGATATGGGTCGTAAGTACTGGAAAAAACGTTCATATATTTTCCAAGGCTTTGTAACAGATGATCCATTAAATGAAGATAGTAAGCCAGAGAATCCGATTCGTCGGTTTATTATTGGTCCACAAATTTTCCAAATTATTAAAGCAAGCTTACTTGATCCAGACATGGAAGAACTACCAACAGATTATACTGCTGGCGTTGATTTCCGTCTTAACAAAGGATCAAAAGGTGGCTATGCTGATTACGGAACAAGCAATTGGTCACGTAGAGAACGTCCATTAACTGATACAGAAATGCATGCAATTGATACACACGGATTGTTTAATCTATCAGACTTCCTTCCTAAAAAGCCTACTGATGTAGAAATCAAAGTAATGCAAGAAATGTTTGAAGCAAGTGTAGACGGTGAAGCATATGATGCAGATCGTTGGAGTCAATACTTCCGTCCAGCAGGTATGCAAGCACGTACAGGCGACCCACAAATGGCAGCAAGTCCGCAGGCTACAGCAACTAGTCAAAGCGCACCTTCGCCGCAGCCTGCCCCGACTGCAACTCCTGTAGCAGAAACTACAACTGACACAGGTTGGCAAGATCCTGCTCCAGCAGCAGAAGCAGCACCAGCAGAAGAAAACACAGGTGGCGCTCAAGACATTCTTGCAATGATTAGAGCACGTCAAGGTCAATAATAGAAAGGGCTTCGGCCCTTTCCTACACTTTTTAGAATAGGAGATATATATGGCTACTAAGGCATTCGATCCTAGTAAGTTTCGAAACTCATTAACAAAATCTATTAAAGGTATGAGTGCAGGCTTTAATGATCCGCAAGATTGGATCAGTACAGGCAACTATGCACTTAACTATCTACTAAGTGGTGATTTCCGTAGAGGTATTCCACTAGGCAAAGTAAGCGTGTTTGCAGGCGAATCAGGTGCAGGCAAGTCTTACATTGTCTCTGGCAATATTGTAAAGTCAGCACAAGAACAAGGCATCTTTGTTGTACTAATTGACAGTGAAAATGCTCTTGATGAAAAGTGGCTACACGCACTAGGTGTAGAAACAACAGAAGACAAAATCTTAAAACTTAACATGGCAATGATCGATGACGTTGCTAAAACTATCTCAACATTTATGGATGACTATCGTAGTATGGACGAAGCAGATCGTCCTAAAGTGTTGTTTGTAGTTGATAGTTTAGGTATGCTTATGTCACCAACTGAAGTTAATCAGTTTGAAGCAGGTGATATGAAAGGTGATATGGGTCGTAAGGCTAAAGCACTGAAAGCATTGGTTACTAACTGTGTGAATATGTTTGGTTCATATAATGTGGGTATGGTTGTTACTAACCACACTTATGCATCGCAAGATATGTTTGATCCAGATGATAAAATCTCAGGTGGTAGCGGTTTTATCTATGCAAGCTCAATGGTTGTAGCAATGAAAAAACTAAAACTAAAAGAGGATGCAGATGGTAACAAAACCAGCACAGTAAATGGTATTCGTGCAGCGTGTAAAGTTATGAAAACACGTTACGCAAAACCGTTTGAAGGTGTGCAAGTAAAAATTCCATATGAAACAGGTATGGATCCATATTCAGGTATGTTTGATTTGCTTGAAGCAAAAGGACTGCTTGAGAAACAAGGTAACCGCTACAAATATATGAGTAGCACAGGCGAAGAAACACTAGAATATCGCAAGAATTGGACAGGTGACAAACTCGAAATGATCATGGCCGATTTACCGGCAAAAGAAGAACAAATGGTAAATATCGCTAACGCAACCGAAGAAGTTGTGGATCATGACGAGGAGCCTGTAATAGATGGATGAAGACTTTGTCACAGATCTGTG